AGGAAAACGGGGGTCTGACTCAGAGTTTTGTCTAACCATCGTTTTGTATTTGCTCGTTTCTTCCTAAGAAGTGGAACGGCTTTCTGCGGAATTTGAACGGGAGTTCATATCAACAGGGTTCATGAAGTCCTGTCTAGAAGACCTGTTCTTCAAGAACTTTAAGTTCTTTTTCAAAAGATTCAAGTTTATACTTGAGTCCTCTGATTCGAATGCTTTTGGCATTACTTAAAGAATCCTTTTTATTTTGGGTTTCTTTAATTTGTTGTTTTAAAATCTTGATTTGAGATTTTATGAAAACAATTTGATCTTTCATATTCTTTTGGTATGAAGACATTTTTAAGAAAATATTAAAAGATTTGTCTTTTATATTTTTCTAATTCTTGTTTCTGAAATTCCATATATGTGGTTTCAGAATCAACTAGCCAGGTTAATGTGGCTCTAACAGCACGGCTTTCGCTCGTTCTGATGTGTTCTTTATAGTGAGCAATAAATTCCCTAGAGGATTTAATCTCATTATTAAGAAATTCGATCTCCTTTTTGAGACCTTTGAAATAGTCTGGTTTGTCCCAAGACATTTCAGTTGCTTAGTAATTTTCCGTAAAGGATTACTAAAGTTTGTTCTAAGCTTGCTTCTTGAAGCATTCTTAGTTTTAAAGCTGTTTCCAAGCTTCTGCGAGTTGCTTTATCAGCTACTAGCATTTGTAATTTCATTTGTAATGAAATTCTTTTCTTAGTTTTAAGAAAACTTTCGAAAATATTTATTTGTTTCCAAAGAAACGTTTGTTCTGTATTTTCATACATCGGATAGAATTTTATTTTGAAAATTCAATTTTTATAAATTAGAGAGGATAGTGTGATGTTCATATATCCTTCTTCTGGATTAAATAATCAAAAGATTGTTATAGTAAAATCAGTATGTGCTTACTACCTTAATGATACCTTTCAAGCTGCTGCAGTTCTTCCTTCTGGATAGTTCAATTGTCAACCCGGCGCGTACTCGTCACTCTTCCCTACGGCCTCCTCGCCTAGCGGTACTCTTAGACTTTCCAACCTGTGGGCTATTCAGACGAGAACAACTCCTTCCAGAGCTCCTGCTTAAGCTATCTTGATAAACATATGGGGTAGTTTGCACAAAGAAGATTATACAAACATTCTTTTATTGATTATAAAACCCGAAGGTTATATTACAAACACACTAAACTCTCTAGGAGTTCCTACTCACACATGGTTATTAAAAACCTTGATTCTTAATTCGCCTGCTCTCTCCAAGGCGCCTCCCTCTCCAATGAAATGTAACTTCCTATTTATAGATACATAGGAAGGATCTGGATACATTTAAAACGTCATGGATGACGTTTCTAAAGATTCCTTTAATTATTTTCCCGCAATATCTTCACGTGGTGGGGGTCCAATAATTGTGGATGCCAGCTCTTGCTTTATCTCTTTCTTGCTGGTGGAGTTAGTGGAGGGACCAGCCTCATTTGCTTTGCAGTTGGCACAAGCTTTTCTGAGTGGGGCTAGGGCCCGGGCCCTACTACGGTCTCCGAATGGAATCCGAGGAATGTAGATTTCGTAATACCGTCTTGGTATTTCCGTATCTTGATAGCATGGTCTTCTGGTATGACCTTGTTCGTCTTTGAATACATGAGTACGTATTCGTCCGTAAAATTTACGAAGACTTTGCTTTCCTGGTAGAAGCTATGAGCTTTGTCCAAGACTTTGCTGTAGCGGTCAGCTGCTAATTTGTGAAGATCATTTTCTCCATCATCTTTCTGCTGAATGCTATCATGATAATTGGCTTTCTTGCAGAGGCCAATTTCAATTATCCTGACTGGAAGTGAGAGGAGTTGATAAGACTCGTCCCAGGTCGGGATGCTGCTGGTGATCTTGAGGTAGATCAGAGCATTTGGTTTGGAAGTGATTTTCTTCCTAAACTGCTTCACTGCTTTCACCAAGTCATTGGGGAAACTGCGAAGTTCTAGAAGATTCTCTGCTGGGTAGATTTGAGATACCAAGCCATAACAGAATGCTTCATAGACTAGTTCTGGGTTTGCTCCTGGAACAAAATTGAACATGCTGATGTCCTTTTTGTCTGTGGTGAAGAACTTGCCTTCAAGGATAGACTTTTTGTTAGCACTACGTGCCATATCTCTGAGATAGATGAAATCTTGCATCTCGAGAGTAGCTTCAAAACCTTGAACAGACTCATCGTCTTTTGGTTCTTCGACCTTTTTCTGAGGGAGCGATCCCAATACTTTCTTCTTGTTGATGTCGTTGATCTTTTTAGATGCTACATCGGCATAAGAAGGTTTTAATGCGTTAGCATTAGATATGAACTGCAATCGTTCACCACCGTTATCTTCTGTGTAGAAGTCTGCGGCTTTTCTGGCGTCATGAAAAGAATTAAATCTCTTGTGGAGGACACCTGAAACTTTATTTGTTGCGGCTTTAGCTAAATCCCATGAAGGATAGATTCCTGCATTAGCTGTATTAAAGACAACATAATAAAATTGTTTCTTTGTTGAAGATTGAATCTTCACAACCTCGTGAAAGGCTTCTGAAATGTGAATTCCAGATTTTACAGGGGCTGTTATTCCCTGATTAGGCTTTAAACATATCTGTTCAGCCTTTGATGAAGATGAACCTTCACCTATGTCTTTTGGTAAGACATTAACCGTCAACGGATTTGACTGGTCTTTACCACCTACCGTTTGTGGTGGACTAGCTAAACCTTTACCTTTATTGGTTGGTGGTTTAATAACCTTTTCCATTGCTGGAACTTCTACATTTACTGCTGTAGAGGGGCATTGTTGCTCTAACTCTGCGAGTTTGAGTTTTGTTTGGATTAATTCCAATTCAAGCTGTAAAGCCTGTTGTTTGAGCTTAAGATGCTCAACTGTTTCCATATTTCAGGAATTTCTGTTCCTCTTTGAGGAGTATTTCTGTCCGGGGCGTTAGCCTTGGGATTTGTATTTGCCAATTTTCTGCAATAAAGAAATCAGTTATTTTAGATCTCATTATATTCTCTTGAAAGATAATCTGCAAGAAAATTGCTAGTACCCTTGATGTGTTCAACTTTAAAATTATAATGTTTAAACCACATCTGCCATCGAACTAATCTCCCACTTTTTGTTCCTAATTCGAACTTAGAGGTTAGAAAATGTTCCATAGTTTTATTATCAGTTCTAACAATAAACTCAACCGGAGTTAAGTAAACTGGAAAACTTTGGATACTGCGTATTACCGCGAGTATTTCTTTTTCATTACTATGATAGTTCAGTTCTGCCTGTTTAAAGGTTCCTGAAGCATAGCAACAAATTTCTTCTGTAATCTCATTGTTTGAATGGATTACTTCTGCTTTTAGAATTCCTCCCCAATACTTTTGAGAGGCATCTGTTTCTAAAATCAGCTGCTGTCCTGGTTGCGGAATGTGCAATTTTGGAAATTCTTTCAAAGATAATTTTAGCTTTTGGAGAAGCCTTGTATCTTCGGAAGTCCATGTCCATGGGACATTCTTTTTGAGTTTATCCTGTAAAAACATTCTCTTTCGAGACAATTCTGGGATATATCTCATAGCATATGTAATAATTCCTAAGAATTTTCTACATTGATTTACATCTTTAAACCTTTCAGGAAAATTGTGTATATTTTCAAGAATATGTGGTTTTGGTGAATGTGTACCTTTGTCAATAGATATTCCTAAGAAATCTATAGTTTCTTTAAACAGTTGTGATTTCTTTTTAGATAGAATTATACCTAAATTGATACATCTGTTTAACACCTTTGAGACGTGAATCTCATGATCCTTCTCATTTTCTGAGAAAACTAGGATGTCATCTATATAGACACAACTATATGCTGAATGTTCGTTGAGAGCAATCTGCATATGCCTTTGGAATATTGCCGGGGCTTGTTTAAGGCCGAAGGGCATAACTAACCATTGGTAGTGTCCTTGGGGGCACGTAAAGGCAGTTAATTCCTGTGATGGTTTGTCCAAGAGGACTTGCCAAAATCCAGACTTACAGTCAAATGAACTGAAAATCCTTTTTCCACTAATTAGAGCCATAAGGCTGTCTCTATTAGGGATATTATGAGCGTCACCAATTGTAGCATCGTTTAATGCTTTGTAATTGACAACCATTCTCATTTTTCCTCTTCTTTGTTCGGCACCTTTGTTTACCATAAAGGCCGGACTCATATGAGGTGATTTGCTTGGAACTATTAGGTTCATAGCAAGTAATTCCTTAATTTGAATATCAAATTCTTGCCTGATATTGGGCGGATAAGGAATAGGTTTAACTCTAATAATTTTATTAGGGTCAATAAGCTTAATGCTAGCAGTTAACAATCCTTTAGACTTTTCTGGGTCTAATGGGTTCTCAGAACATGCTAGTTCAAGGAGTTCTTCTATTTCAGAAGTGCTTTGTATTTCAAAAATGTTTTCTGTTTTGAGAAAATCGTTTTCAAAATTTGTTTTTGTTGTATCCTCACTACTTTCCCCCCCTGAAAAGGAAACGATTTTATCGGTGAGTCTACTGATATTTTCTGGAGTCGGAGGTTTTACCTTCGATCCCTTTTTCATGCTTTGGATAAAACCTGGTTTTCCGTAAGCATAAGCTTTGGTTACCTTAGTAACTCGAACGCTTGTTTTTGGATTATCTCTTAAATGTAAGATAATACAATTTGTAAACTGTATAAATGGACCATACAGATTTAGAAAATTATTTCCTAAAACCATGTCGATACCTGTGTTTAACTGGTAGATTGTTGGGATTAGAAATTCTTTTCCTGCAACAGTTATAACCTGAGACAAACAAACTTTATCTATAGTTACTTGACCATTAGCAGTTTTTACCTTGTGAACCTTCTTCGTTGGTTTCCACAATTCTGGAGGTATGATATATCGAGAAGCGATACACATACTTGCACCTGTATCAACAAGACAGTGGATCTTGATGATTTTATATCCTGGAAACTGGAATGTTCCTAGAATATATATAGAGTTTGGATTAGTAAGATTTCTCTTACTCATCTTCTGAGGATTCTTCTTCCGAAGTTTCTCCAGGTTCTACTTCATCGAAGTAAAATAACTCTTGTTCACCATCGAAGATATCTTCGACTGGTTCATAACCCATTTGATCTAGGGTTTGTAGAAATTTAACAGTTTTACTGTTTTTATTTCTTTCTGGGCAGTCATTAGCGTAATGACCTTCCATGTTGCAAATCCAACATTTGCATGAACTTTTGCCTTTTGGGCAGTTCTTTTTCTTATCAGTTTTAGCTGATTTCTTTCGAAAATACTTCCTGGGTTGGTAGGTAGTTTTTCGTCTTTTGCCACGATAACTTTTAGTCATTGATCGTTGCTTTGAAGACTTCCTGTAGGATTTCTTCTTTCTGTTTGTCCATTTCTTGGGTGCTGGGCAACCAATTTCTAAATTCTGAGGAATCAGTTTTGGACAACATTTAGTACTGAATTTCTTCAGTTTCTTAGTCTGTAGAGCATCTAAACATTTTTGGTTTAGAAGGTCTTTGACTACTCTATGCGCTGCTGCTAGGCTGGGCTTAGAGGTTTCTGGTGCGTTAGCCATAAACTGGTTATACGCTTGTTCTCCTACAAAAGGAATTTTTCTAAGATACATCTGGACCCATTCCGGATGTTCTCCTATAGGAATTCTGAACATATATTTTTCAAATGTACAGAAGAATTCATCAACGTTGCATATGTTGCAAAGTTTCAGATTAGTCATAATACTTTTTGCATTAGCAATTCGTACTGCGACTTCTAGAGCTTCTTGGGTGGCATGATCTTCACCTAAGAATACTGTGTAAAGGACTTTTCTAACAGCTTCCAAAAGGTCAGCTGGAGAAAATTGTCTATTCCAAGAATAGCCTTTTATTGCTGCATTTACATTACCTGCGGTCTTGTAATCTACAAGCATAATTAATTCTTCAGCGGTTCTGATTTTACCGGTTAAAAGAATTATGTCCATTTCCTTTTTCCATAGCTCGATGAGAGCTCTTCTCCCGGAAAAGGAAGTAGTACAATCCAGATTTAGAACTTGGGTTCCTGTATCTGGTTTGAGTCTCATGGGATCTCCCATGTTTGGTCTAGGCTGGGGTCTACTAGTGCTAGGTCCGCCAGACAAACCTGATTCATTGAAGACTCCGCTGGAGGCTTCGTCATCCTGAAAAATTTCAGGTCTGAGATTTCCTAAGTTAATCTCTTCTTCTTCTTCATCAGTGTCAGAGGGAATCGTGACATTGATGGTGTCATCTGTATTATATCCATCGTCGCTATGTGCGTTGTTGGTTATAACTAAGATGTAATCGTCGTCATACTCATCCCACTCCGGAGCTGAGTCATAGACTGGAGACGATTGTTCTTCCTCTAATTCAGTGAGCTGAAATAGATTCTGAGGATCGTCAAGTTGAAATATTCCTCTTAGGTGAGAATTATTTCTTAGCATTAAATTAGCTTCTTCTTCGGGAAGAGACATAATTTTTGCTATTTCTGAAGTGAAAGCTTCGTGTCTTTCTCCTTCTTTCCAACTGTCGAAAAACAGATTGGTTACCTTCTGGATATCGGTTAACATTAGTTAAACGTATATCTAGGTGGCCAGGATGGAGGATTTGGTCCTTTGGAGGAACCATAAGCTTCATCACCAACATTCCAATTTGGGTAGGAATATGGAATTACTGGTTTCGGAGGATTAGGGTCCTTCGAAGTTCCAGGCTCTTCTGGTCCCTTTTTGGTAGGTTCCGGAGGAGTCTTAGGGTCGTCATGCCTGCCGCACGGACAACTCTTGATTAGAGAGATAAGTTCTTGCTTATCCTTCTCTATTCGGTCAGATAGATCTTTGATGATCTTAGCTGCAGCCGATTCGGTCTTGTCAACTTGCTTCTCTTTCAGAAGTTCGTTAACCTTCTGGGATAGGGCGTCTAATTTGGCTCCTAATTCCACTATGGTAGTCATGATTATCCTATTACAGATTTTATCATTGATTTTACCTCTTTTAATTCTTCGTGAAATGATTTAATTATTCCACTAAGTTCTTCTCTAGTTACCAGGTTTTCTGCCTTAGGTAATTTATGAGAGATTTCCTCGAGTTTTTCAAGGAGTTTGGTCTGATCATTTCCTTTGGAGGATGATGATCTGTGAAATATCTTCTCGATATCTTTTAGAAGTTGGTCCCAAGGGGACGGCTTCTTAGATAGACCGTTCGTCTTATCTTTTTCTAATCCAAGATATGCAAGTAACTTGGTTAGTTTTAACCAATTCCTAGCGGTGATTTGGTTAATGTTGTTTAGGTGTCGGATTATAGGTTTTAATCCAGCACTGTTTTCATCTGATGAAAAAGTATACCTTCGGGGGTTGCTTTTATCATCGAGGGATTTGAATTCGTAGATCAAACCCTTTTTGTAGATATGCGGATAAGTCAACATCTTATTCGCCATTGATATACTGGAGCTGATTTCCAAGTCTATCAACGTTTTTAGCTACTTGTTCGAGCAGCTGTCTTTGAGTTGGAATTGTTCCAGAAGAACTGTTTCCAATGGAAATGTTATTTCCTTTTATACGCAGATTTTGGGAAGGCTGTCCCAATTCTGGTTTGTTTCTATGAACATTCATAACCCAAGAGTTATCATCTTCAACAATGTTGCAGAAGTTATGTTCATGAACTTTTCCTATGTCTAGAAATAGTTGATCTATTTCTATTTTAGGTTTTGTACGATAGTCAATCGAATGATGACTATTAGTCAGTGCGTAGCCGATAAGGTACGTTACTGAGAATACTAGAGATCCCTTCTCCATGAAGTTTTCTCTGTCGAATTTGTGAATAAAACTAAGTGTCCTATTCAGATTTCGGTCATTCAAATTTATAGCATACTTTGGGTATACTGTAAACATGAATTTACCATAAGCCAAGTTTCCTTTGGCTGCACCTATTAGAGAGTCTTCTCTGTCTATTAGGCGGTTATCTAAAAGTGCCATTTTTATTGGTGAATTAATTCCTTCACGAAAATGCGCTTTTATTAAAATCTTTACTGCTCCTAAATGAAGTGTATTGATTTTTACTGCTATAGAAGATTTTATCTTACTTAGCTTGTTATCTATTTCCTGTTTAGTTACTAACGGTAAATAGACTGTTCCTTCAACATCTTTAATGTCAATGGATTTTTCTTGTGTGTTAACACAATAGATGATCTCGTTTTTGCGAGATAATCTGTCGAGGATGCTTCGACTAAAGATTGAATCACTTTTCAGCGAGAGCTGTAGTTGATTTATCTTTCTTAATTGGTCCTGATGAATAGTCATTGTACCAATAAATCCATTTTCATTCTCGTTAGAGAAGATGTATTCTTCGTTAGAAGATATGTGTTGAGAAGCGTCAGCTTCATTCTCATGGCTTGAGCTCATTGTTCAGTCAACCGAGGATTGATCTAAATATGGCTCTGATACCA